CCATGCTCATCTTGAACAATAATTAAGTTTTGGTTTGTTCTATCAAATAGATTAACAACATGCTCTTTCATGCTATCTAACTCTTTGTTAAGTCTATTTGCTTTTAGCTTTAGTGTTGCATAAGCTAAGACTATTTTTTTTTCGTCTTGCTTTAGCTTTTTTGCTGTTTGCATTTTTACCTCTTTGTTAAGTTATGTATTTTTATAAATACCTCTAATTAATACATCTTATTAAATCTTATGCAATAACTTATTTATCTTTTTTTTAATTAAGTTTATTAGGTCTAGCAATAATAAAACTACCATTCTTTTTCTTTTTCATATTCAATTAAATAGTCTTTAAAACTATCGGGCAATTCCTCTTGGTTTATTGTTTCCGTGTTCCATGTGCCGTCTGGATATCTCCATGTTAATACAACGGCATAACCCTCGATACGAGGACGAGACGAGGCGACATCTGTCGCCTCGTTAATTTTATCTTTAGCCATTACCAACTACACCAATATTCAACGACCTTTTTCTCGTTGATAGATTGCTCACAGAACTTCAAGAACTTTATATCTTGTTCCTTGTAGTCCTTGACGCTTTCCTCTTGGAACTGTTGCCCCCAGAAAAATCCGTCCTCTGCATGATAGTCAGAAAAATCTTTCTGTATCTGATCAGCTAACTCTTTGACAACTTCTTCAGTCAAGTAGCATGGTGCAGGTTGATCTCCGTTGAAACCTAGATGAGATAAACTTCCCTCTATGTTTTCAGCAGGGTTTTGTTCTGCCCACTTCTTTGCCATGAACTGTTGAAGTCTTGCGTGTTTTCTCCACACAAAAACATTTGCTTGATCTCCGTAATCATCATTAGAATAGTATTGTTCCCAATCTACCTTTTGACCTCGAAGGTGTGCGTGTTGATCTAATCCCATAACTTTTCTCCTTTGTTGATTAAAGTTATGTCTTATCGTGTCCTATGCACTAGTGCAAGTATTATCTTTTAGAAGTATTCTAAACTAGCAACCTTACCAAATCCTTTTACCACAGGAACTTCCTGCCCAGCGTCCTGATGCTTCTACATCAGCTCAGCCAGTCCCAGCACTTCAGTTAACGAGCGAGGTTAGAAGGCACCTGCCAGAACGAGAAGGAAGATCCCTGTCACCAGCCACATCGCATCGGGGAAAAGGATAAAGAGCAGTAGGTACACCGAGAGTACGGTCACGCTGCTGGGGGCTGCTCCAGCAGCTCCTGGGCCCGCACTTCGACTGCCCACCAAACGAGATCATTGATCAATTGAGTCAACGAGCCGGGATCATTAGTTACATGTTGTAAGAACTCACCATTCTTTAGGCCATTGTCCTCGGCCTGGTCCCGGACCAGCTGCCAGAGCTCTTCCTGATGCTGCTCATGAAACGCGGTAGTCTCTGCGTAATACGTCAGGCCCGAGACGCCTCCACTGCAGCCGTGCGCAGCTATATCTTTAATCAAACCCAACTCTTGCTTCTCGTACTCCACGAGGCATTCTTTAATACTTGGCATCCTGTACCATTCTTGTAGTTCATCACTCATAGTTCTCCTTTGGTTAACCGAAGACTATATATAAGACACGATGGGATACCTGTCAACCCTTAATTTTTTTTAATCTTTCTTCGAAAGACCAACGCTTCTCTACAGGTAATTCTTTTACCATCTGCTCCGCCAGCTCCTGAAGACTGCTCACCTGCTGTGCCAGCTCCCCAACTCTCTTGTTGTACGAGCGAGATTTATTTCCTGTTCGAACGAGATCCAGTGCCTCGAAATCTATTGCCATGTTTTCTCCTTTGTTTGTCTGACCATACGAGATCATAAGATACCTGTCAAGTAGAAGTTTGCGTCTGCACAGGGGGGTAGAGCTTACGCTGCGGGTGCGGACAGTTAGTTGTTATATGAACGAGCGAGACCTGTAGCTTCAACGAGCACGAGATCCTGCTGCTGGTCCCCAGGCCACCGACACTAACAAAGAGGGAAAAGATCGGTGGCCAGGGCACGAGAACGAGGATTACGCTGCATCAGGTCTGGATCCCAGCTCCTGTAGCATCCTGCGCTGGACCGTGGGCCATTGTAACGGGAACGAGAAACGAGCAAACGGCACGAGGGTGCGAGAATCAGTAAACACGGACACTGGTCTATACAGTTTAAGAGACTTCTGCAAGAGGGTCTCTTTGAAGATAATAATTTTGCCTCCAGCCAGTATATATTTGTTGATCCAAACAATTTGCCACTTATTAAGCTTGGGATAACTGAGTGAATCTGATTTCATTTCAATCCAAAATACTTCATTAGACATGACTGCGTGAATATCTGGAATACCATTGATTGTGCTAGATTCTATGCGAGTTAGAAAGCAATCAGTCAGTCCTTTTTTAACCTTTTGCCATAGTCTTGTTTCCCCGTTTTTATTAAACATGATTAAGTAAGTTTTTTATAATTTAATTTTCCTAATTGACTTAATGACTGCAGTTGGAATAATAGTTGTTGCACCAATATTATCAAATGTTGGCTTATCTTTAGACTTGATGTAATCACTAAATATTCTTGTAATACCTTTTTTTTGACTAAGTAAATAACCTTTCGAAACACATACAGGTAACTGTTCTTTGCTTAAATCTTTTGTGCTACTCCAACCAGCATCACCTTCGATGTCAAGCCACTCTATCTCTACAAAGGCATAATCCTCAATCTTATTACCGAGATTTTTAAAATCAAAGTTTAATATTTTAGATTGTTGTCTCTTTTTCTTATTCATCGATGACTACCTTAATTGTTCCAACAGATGTAAACATGGTAGAGTTGTGTACTTGATTAAAAACATCTAACCACTCAGACCAGCTAGCCTTGTTCAATGACTGCAACGTCTTCGGACTCAACTTCAATCGTTTTGGCATTGTGGCCATCGATTTTTTTTGATAGTTCCTCGAGCTTTGTTTCAAGTTGCTCACGTGACATACCCTCCAAACCACTAACAGTTACTTCTTTTCTATCAACATAAGCACCAGCCAATTGACCGGATCTATACTCAGCATTAATAGCGGCAGCAAATTGTTTTTCTTTCTCTGCCTTGTCAGCAATTCTTTCTAACCTTTTATATCTTCTAAGGTTGTCACTTGTGTATTTTTTAGTTTCTTTCTCAAATAATTTATCAAAATACTTAGCTATGTGTGGGCTATGTTTTCTGGATAACATTCTAGATGCAACAGAACCATAATCTTTTTCATTAGTACAAACGTAACCTGCACGTTTAAGTGCTTCTGCTTGAGTAATAGAACCCCAGTCAGCAACATATATCTCAACAAACATTTTTTGTTTTGGAGTTAAATCCAATTCAGTTCTTAATGATTTCTTTTTAAGTCCACCAGGCATTACTTTCTACCTCTAGGTTTTTTTGGTTTTTTAATTTTACTCTTAATAAAATATTTTATATCACCTTTAGCAGCGTCTCTTGATTGTGCTTTGATATTTTTACTTGGTTGTGCCTCCATCATTTGTTTGATAGTTTTACCACCACCTCTATAATAAGATTTAGCGGCATTTAACACTTCCTTACCTAATGCATTCATTAATAGAAATTTCTTGTACATAATTTTCTACTATATAGATATTTCAGAGTGATTGATAGTTCAACAAAAAGTTACCAAAGCGTTCCCGCAAGAGTGGTGTATCCAAGATACACCATAGATACACCATAGATACACCATTAAAATTGATTAAAACGATTGATATAATTGACTAATAGAACATTAGATACACCAGATACACCTCTTTTACCCTCTGTGCACTTTTCTTTTTTAATCACTCTAGATAATCTATATAGTAAATATTTTGTGGTATTTTTGCAACACTCTTTTCCATTGTCCGGTGGCCGTTATTCTGTTACAGTTCAGCTGTGTTTATTCACAATTGGTTAATTACTCCTGGAGGTTTTTCGAGGAATTGCTCCCTATGTTTTCCTCCAGGTGTTAAATTCATCCGACCCCCATGACTACTAACTTAGCCTTTTTAAATTCTCTTTTACAATTAAAGTTTTAATATATCTTCTCTCCTCCTTAGAACCTGCATTACGATACTTACGATATAACTCTCGATAACGTATCCATGACAACTGCAACTTCGTAAAAAAAATTTTCTCCCCGTCCATCATTTTTATGTATTCACCCCGTACAAACTCAGGATCCATGTCAGCTCCCCAACAGATGTCCTGAAATTCAATAGAGTTATCTAAGAACCAACAATGACTATCGTACTTATGATAAGTATCTTTTTTAAAACCAGAAGGATTAACAGCATCTTCTAACGCCTGCACCAGGATAGCCTGAAACAACCTTTGCTCGGAGTAAGCTTTAGGTTGTGTAATAGCTAAGCTCAATTTAATGCCCAAAAATTTGAGTAAGCTCGGAGCACAAGTCATAGGCTTTTTTCCTGTCCATATCAAAAGTTTTAGTTTTTTTGTATCTCTTTACTCGGGCAGAGGTGCTTTTTAAGTATACTCTGATATATAAGTTCCACATTCGCTCTAAGTAGAACATTCTGTCCTCACCGGACATAACATCCATTATAATAATAGAAGTTTCTAGTAATTCCCTATTTATTTTCGAACTCATCTGCATAACCACGATGTGGGAAAAGATATGGATTGGGAAAATCTACACCGTGGTTAAGCATTTTTAACAACCAGACTTATGCCTTTAGCTTTCGCTGCAGCTTTACGTCCTGATCGCCATCTATCCTCGATCTTATCAAGGAAAGAAAGACTAAAATTTCCTAAACCAAAGTCATTTCCACAATACAATTGAAACATTAAACCTGTTAACTCATCATACGTTTTTTTATTTGGACACACCATCACTAGCTTGTCCAACGCATTGTTTAATGCTTCTTCACTACTTTTTTTAATAGCTTTACCCACAAAAAATCCTTTATTAAAGTTAATTTGAGTGTCAATTGTTCTATGAAAATAAAGTGTTTTAAAGCCCCACTTATTTCATTTAGGCTTAGGAATACTATTTAATTAATAACTATTTTAATTTTGATTGCAAGTAAAAAAAAGGGCCAGTCTCCCGGCCCTTATTCAACACTAAGACTTATGCAGCTTCTGTGTCTATTACGACTTCAAGAGTTTCTTTCCTTGTGTCAATAAATTATCTTTCATCTTAGGTTCAGCAACACCTTCTTTCTTAGCGATCTTTTTAATCGAATCGCTAACCATTTTTTTAATCATGTTGCCTGGGTTTCTAAGGCCATTTGCACCCATCGCCCTAATGATTGTGTATGATTCGATGTCAACAGCAATTGACTTCCATTTGTTTACGTCCATTGTTTCTCCTATTTGTCTTGGTATTCTTTAGTCTTGTAAAACTCAACTAAATTTATTTTATTTTTTTGTGTAAGTCCTGCGTTATATATTCTTTCAATGATAGCTATATAATCAGCAGTAGACGTACCCGATAAGAACCACGAAGATTTACTTTTGCAAGCAGTTTTAAATCTTTTGTGATCAAACTTAGGATGTTTGTCAGCAACAATATAAGACACCACCATGGAACGTTTGAATCTTTTATTCTTTGCAGATTCCATACCATAGAAATATTTTTTAAGTTGCATCAACTGTGATCCAATGCGATCGGTATGTTCAATACCTCCTGCAGGAATTACAAATCGTCCTGTTTTAAAATCATTACTGATCCTTGACCACAATGAAGTTTGTTTTAATAAAAGAACTACCATTTCAGCAACATTAATTCCGTATTGTTGCATCTTGTTCCTTACAATTCTGTAGTCCATTTTATTTCTTGCACAGTGTTGATCTAAATAATTCTCCATAGACCAGTTCTTACGACCTGTGTTTAACCTAGCCACATCCAATGGGTCTTCACTATCCATAATAATATATGGAATCTTTAACTCTAGTTGCTTTCTAGCTTCAAGAGTGTGTTGGCCATCTATGACTTCTAAGTTTTTATTTACACGAATTGGATCGTATAAATCTTTTTCTGCAATCAACTTCTTAAGTTGCTGCACGTGTGCTTCATCTACAGGTCTGTTACCTCTAGTCTTTTTGAACTTACTGTAATCAGTAGTTTCAAAAAATTTATTATTGATTGGTTTGTTCATATCTTTTTCCTCCTTGGTTA